ATGTTCATTTTCTGGTATAACTTAGTCTATTGATATTAAAATTTCAAGATTTTTATATAAACTATCACTAAATATATGTATGAATGCTGACCAATTCATCGAAGAATCTATTAAAATACATGAAAACAAATATGATTATTCTTTAGTAGAATTTAAAGTTAAACATAAGGATGTAACCATCATATGTCCAATTCATGGAAAATTTCAGCAATGGCCTAAAAGACATCTATTAGGAGGTTGTAAACTATGTGGAATAAACAATAGAATTGCAAAATTATTTATAAATAAAAATATTTTTATAGAACGTGCTGTTAAAATTCATGGAAATTATTATAACTATGATAGTGTAGATTATAAATATTCTAACATCAAAGTAGATATAAAATGTAATACTTGTAATTTAATTTTTAGTCAAACACCAGCAAGTCATTTACAAAAGAGAGGCTGTCCAAAATGTAAATTCTCACAAGGAGAAAAACAAATTGAAAAGTTTTTAACAGATAATAATATAATTTTTATTTATCAAAAAATTTTCAAAGATTTAAAAGGAATGAAAGGAGGATATTTAAAATTCGATTTTTATATACCAGAAAATAATCTATGTATAGAATATGACGGAGAGCAGCATTTTGATACAACATCTAAATATTGGTCTAATTCTATAGTAGAAAACGATAATAAAAAAAATTTATATTGTCGTGAAAATAATATTCAATTATTAAGAATCTCTTATTTAGATAAAGATCGGATAGAAGAAATAATATCTTCTATGTTAGCCATAGCACCTAAACCATAATCTCCACAAAATAATTTTTTGGTCTGTGGTGGTACAACAACAATACCCCAAGATTTTAAAATATTTAAATGTTGCTCTGTTATCGGATGAGAATACATTAAATCATTCATTGAGGGTGCAACAATAAAAGGTTTATTAAAGTCCCATGCTCTTGCTACGCACGTAAGAAGATTATCGCAAATACCATTAGCTAGTTTAGCAAGTGTGTTTGCAGAAAGTGGAGCAATTATAAAAACATCTGCCCATTTAGAAAGGTCAATATGTAATACTTTTTTTGAAGATTGATATGTATTCCACTCTTCTGCATCATCATATACTTCATCACTTCTAAACCAAAAATCATCTAGCTTTACAAAATTTAAAGATGACTGAGTAAAGATAAATTTATTTGAAATATTCTTATCAGAATAGTATTCTTTCTTAAATTTATTAAGAAGTGTAGTTGCAACACTTCCTGTGTAACCGTGTAAAATATTCATGGTAATGATAATGCACAAATACGTGCTAGTTTTTTTCCTTTTTCAGTAGGTTCAAATCTTGCAACTACATGATGACCCTCTATAAAATGAGGATCAAGAGTTTCAACATCATAAGGAACGATTGCATCACAAAGCATTAATTTTTCACCATTAAATGTTTTACAACCATCATATCGTGCAAGAATTATGGTATAAGAATTTACAATTTCTCTTTCTATGATTGTAAATTTATAAGGATCAGGCTTACAGCCCATTGCTATTTTTTGAATCTGAACGCTCATTTTTATTTTTCAATATAATATCTACAAGTTCGTGTGCATCTCTCGCTTCTTCAAAACTCATGTCTGGCTTAAAAACAAAACGAGAAAGATTACCTTTTCTAATCTCAGTAAGATCATTATATATAACAAGGTCTGCGCCGTTAGAAAACACCTTTTTTACAGCGGTTTCAACCTCAGAAGGTGTTGGGCTTACTAAGAGTTTAAACCCTACTAGAAAAGCATTTGGAGCGGCTTCACGAATCAATGGTAAAACCTTTTGTGCTTTCTTTAAACGAATAACTAATTCATCACTATCACTAGAAATTTTACCTTCTGTTTTATCTAAAATATAATCTGACACTGCCGCAGCAGAAATAATTATATCATACGGTAAAGAATCTTTTTTCTGAAAATTACTTAGATATGATTCATAATCTTTAAAGAATAATTGGTTATAACTACCTGTGTCTGCCCAATGATTTATAATTGGTTTTACAGCATTTTTAGAAGAGAAATAAAGAACATCATGTAATTTTTCAAAAAATACTGATGCGATTTCTGCACCGTATTTCCCAGAACTCATGTTGGAAATTTTACGAACATCATCAATAGGAACATCTGTTCCACCGCTTGTAATTAAGATTTTCATTATAGTTGGTCTTTTAATTTTTCTTTAATCAAATATATTTGAGTATCGTTTTCTATAGCTAATACATCTCTTACAATAGAGATAAACTTTTCCCATTCAACCTTTGTACTTTCTTCAAGGTCTTTGTAAGAACGACGTTCTGGATACATAGTATTCCAAGAGAGTCAGGATACTTCACGATTTGTTAATTGATTTTCTGTCATTTTGTTAAAAATCTTATTGGTCTTTTTTTATTTTTTAGAATTTCTATTAATTCTAATGTGGGGTCTTCAAGATAAATTGGTCGTGATTCACGGGTATTCCATGAACTCCACCCATCCTCTACATTATATTGTAGGTTCCAACGCTCAAGATGAAGCATTGTAACAGAATGTTCAGGAATGTCATCACGTTTTTTATGTGAAGGAAGAACAGGAGTTAGTTCTCCAATTTTATCTCCTGAACCAACAATGTCTCCTGCTTTTAAAGATGATTGTAATTCTCCGTAAACATAATATCCTTCATCATCTTTAATAAGAAGAGCATCTGTTTCTAACCACCAAGGATGACCTATACTTGGTCCTGTAAACCTCATATTAGAAATTACAATACCATCACGAATCGCATATACATAATCTCCTTTTTCACCATAAAGATCAACACCTTCATGAAAATTATATTTACGAGCGCAACCAAATGCGCCAGGATGAGAGTTAATAGGAATTCCTCTAATCTTTTCAAAATTGATTGGGAACCATCGTCTAGGTTTTTCAATATTCATACACAACGACTATAAAGCTCGTTGAGACGTTTTGCAACAATTTTCTTTTCTTCGTCTGTTATATTTTCTAACAAAGTTACATATTCATCTATGCATTCTGTAACAGAAGACGAACCATCGTAAACTTCTACAACACCATTTTCTAAAACAATTTCTCTTTTATACTGAATAGGTTTATGTGAAGTTTTAATATCTATTGCGCCAAGAGCTTTATGTTTTGCAACTACTCCTACAATCTCTTCAACATTTTCAACTTCTATAGAAACAAAATTATTCTTTACTTTTTCTAAATCCTTTTCACTTCTAATATATTCGAATCTTGGAGAGATTTTATTTTGAACAGGACGATATTCTAATGTTTCAGTATTCAAAATGTATGCAAACTTATCTTCTCCACTTTCACCCCAATTAAGCTGATATGCACTGCCTGTATAAACAAGAGGTTTCTTGTTGTAAAAACGAACTTGAGGTTTATGATAGTGTCCACTCATAAGAAGCTCACACTTGTTCATAAGATCAGAAGCCGAGAAACCATGTTCACTAATTTTAAATGCGCTCATTTCAAAACCTTTAATATCAAAGTGTCCAAAAATTATTTTACAATTTGGAATATCTTCTAGTTTTGTTCCCCATCCACAAAAGCATACGTCATCTATTGTTGATACTTTTTCATGAATAGTAATATTCGGCCACTCGTTTAACAGTTTTAATGAATTTATCTCACTGTTATTATTAAGCATGGAATCGTGATTTCCTGTTACAATATGTAATTTATAATCTTTTAGTTTATTAAAAAATTCACTTGCACAATTTATAACAGGAAGATGAAGCATATCCCTGTTATGAAAAATATCACCAAGCTGAACAATAGTATCTATGTTTTTCTTTTGACAAATTGCAACTAACCAATCTGCATAGCGTAGTGCTGTTTTAAAAAACAAGGGATTGTTTTTATTAACTCCAAGGTGAAGATCACCTACAACTAAAATTTGTTTATTTTTCATATTTTTCATAAGTGTAATTTATTGTAAATTCCAATTCTACTGGACCGCTCATTGGTTGAACATTACAAATTTCTTCTATTGATACTTTAGGCCAAAGATAAGGAATCCATGTTTTATAAACAAACCATTCATCACCTAATTTTATTAAATTTGAGTATTCGTATTTTCCAATATTAGGAAAACTAAATTTATCAAATGATAAAAAAAATCTATAATCGTTTAATGTCTTATTAAGAATAAGTTTTAGCCATTTAGGAAAATGACTAAAATCTCCGTCATATAATTTATATAAACTATCTGCTATCTGTTTTCTCATTCTTCAAATATAACATCATTTTCGTCATTTTCAATATATTTCGGACGACGCACATTACGGAAGTTTTCATCAGAATAAAGTCTTTCCCATGTTTCGCTTTGAAAATTTCTTTTTGTTTCTTCAAGAAGCTTTTCTTTTTTAATTCGATTAAGATAAGAATGACTTGTTATTCGTGAAAAGTAGCCAAAAGGATTTGCTTTAAACTTAATATACTGCTTACCATTTTCTTCAAAAAAAGTGTCAGTCTCTTCTTGTTGCTTTTTCTGAGCTTCTCCTTTTTTATCAAGAAAGCTTATAAATATAACTCCATCGTCTGTTGATTTTGAAATAATTTCTGCAATAGTATAACACTTAAAAGAGCAGTCGCGAACAGCTTTAACCATTTTTAATGTTGCATCTCCAATCATTTCATCAATCCATGAGTAAGAACAAAAGTTACCACGGTATCCCATTTTTGTTGCAATATCACTAACAATAATTGTTAAGCGATTTGATATTTTTGGAAAAATATCTTTCTTTAATAATTTCTGATTTTCCCAATCATAGTCTTCACCAAGAGAAAGATAGTAATTGTATAGTTCATTCCACATTTCATCTTTTGAAACATACTCTTCAGTTTCTTTTTCAGCTTTTGTTTTGCGTGTTCTTTTACGAGGCTTGTCATCAAAAATATCGAAATTATCGTATTCTTCTTCAACTGGTGTTTCTGTATCAATGTTAGTATCCCACATATTAAATTTTAAGTTTTGAAATAGAATAATCTATTTTTTGATTTTTATATATCTTTATTCTTTCTCTTAAATGAGAAAGCGAATATTCTAAATTATCAGCTATGTCAAAAATCACAGCTTTGCTTTTGCTTTCGTGTTTACGAACAGTTCGTCCAATAGTCTGAACTGTTTTAACACCGCCTTTTCCCATGTATGCAAAAATTGCATAATGTAAATTCTTAATAGAAATACCTGTAGAAAAGCATTTACTCATTGCAATACAAATTATTCCATTTTCGCGATCCATTGTATTTTGTATTTCTGTTCGCTCATCTGTTGGCGTATCGCCTGTAATAAAGAAGACTTTCTTTTCTCCACCAGAAAAAATCTTACTCAATTCAGAAATATAATCTAAGCGGTCAACAACTATAAGAACATTTCCTGTTAGTTTGTTAGCGATCTTTTTGATAACTTCGTTTCTTGGAGAATAATTAATAATGTAATCAAACTCTGCATTATATTTGTCTGTAGGATTTGGACCTCTTTGAAAAACAGGAGTTCTAACATGTTGACAAAGTATAACTTTTACTTCAACATCTGTAATAGTTTGCTGCTTACGTAGTTCATAAGAATTCTTTTCATAGAGAATAGGACCAATCTTACCAATAACGTTCCAAGATGCTAGTAAAGAGTCTGGCAAAGTTCCTGTTAAACCGTAACGAAAAGGAGTGTTTATATTATGAATAATTTTACTAATCTTGTTTTTCTTTTCGTTAATTGTATGAACTTCATCAACAATCAAGACATTAAAATCCTTAACAACTGAAAGAGTATATTTCTCATCACTTGTTAATATTTGAGAGTTTGCAATTATTATATTTTTTGAAAAGTCAGGAAGATTATTATCACCCCAGCGAGTTATACAACTTATTCCAAACTCATTTAAGAATGAATAGTAAAGCTGATTTAACAAAGAAACGTTAGGAACAACTATAAGAATTTTATAATGTGGATAGTGATCTAAGAAAGTTTTACATAAGCCTCCTGCAATAAGTGCTTTACCACCTCCTGTTGCAACAAGAGAAATGCCTCTTCCACTATCTATAAATTCCTTTAAGGAATCTTCTTGATAGTCATAGTAATCAAAATTACTAATTTTAGAAATTTGACTGATTCCTGTTTTTGGTTTAAACTGATTTTTAAACTCTTCTGTAAGCTCTATTTTTAATTGAAGATTAAGAGAACGTAGATAGTTTTCAATCTCGTTCCATAATCCTACTTGAAATGCACCTGCGGGTGTAATAGCATACAATCTAGGAACAAATTTCCTAGATTGATAAGAAGGATTTTTAACAGAAAATTTCTCTCTTACTAATTTAAAAACATTAGGAGAACATTTTAAGTATCCGCTTTTTTTATCAAAGCTTACTATTATTTTTTCAATCACTGTTCCATAACAATAGGATCAGAAATTTTTATTTTTCTCAACATTTTTAAAACAGAAATTTTATTATTTTTGTTTATAATTTTTTTAACAAAACCTTCTGTGCTAGAAGGTGCTAACGAATCTAATATAGAAAAACACTCTTCTATATTTTTTACTTTTCTTTTAGATAAAACAAGTTTTAAGTTCTTTTTTGCAACATTATTATATTTCAAATCTTCATACGCAACATATTCAATTTTATTTTTTGGATTTGTGTCATAAACCGCTGATAATGAATATGATGTGCAGCAGTTATCTGATGTAGATTTCAAGAACATAATTGAAGGATCATAACTAAGTGTTAGTTGATCTGTTGACACTATTCCTGATAAACAGATATTACTTGTTGATCTAATATAAGGTTTAAGAGAAGGGGAAGAATAAACCATATTATAACTGTTCCATTTTCATTAACTCAACAAGATTTTTAAAATCAAATCCCATTTGACTAAAAATTTTATTCACTGAACTGTCAAGATACTCTACAAGAATTTCTTGTTCCCTTATACGCTTTTGAAGACCTTTATAATCACCTTGAGTTTCAAGCTTATTAGAAATAACAGCTTTGCTTAATTTCAAAGGATTATCTTTATTCATTACATTATTAACGAAATTATCCTTTAGTTCTATTAAATCAATAAGCTCTTTTTTAGCTTTCATTAATCGAAATAACCATTTATGCTTAACATTAGGACATGAAAGTTGCTTTTCCATAATGTTTGTAACATCAATAGAAGTATCCATCTCTATCTCTTTAGAGTAGGTTTCTAGTAAATCCATTGGTTCTTTTTGTGACATATTTTTAAAATACTATACACATATAGTCATTTCAAGTAAATATTATAAAATGACTATAAATTTTGATAAATTAGTAAAAATTTTTCTTGAAGAGATTACCATACAACGAAAAGGGCTGTTGCCTGCTGAATGGGAATACTATCCAAATATTTCAGAAGATGATTTAAAAAAAGGTATATTTTTACATGATTGGGATTTAAAAGATTTTCAGCAATTTAAAAAATTATTAAAAATTGCAGATCGTAAAAATCTATATATTTTTGGTCAAGCATATCCATATAATACCAATGAGAGAATGAGCCAAAGAAACGCAACCCCTGAAGAGAAAAAAGAAGAATTTAAAAAAGATCAAAACCGTTTAATTTATATGTATTCAAAATTTGGTTTCGTTCATACATCAGATGGATACATATATCGCCCACCAAATATTCTTAAAGAAGAAATGACTGATGCAGGCGTATTAGGTGCTGATGGTCCATATCCTACTGATGATCCACGAACCCCTTTTGTAATGGGAATGTATTCTCGTAGGGGAAAAGTTAAAACTAAAAAGCGTAGAAAACGTAAAAAGTCACGCTAAATAAAAACATGAATGAAAACTCTTGGGAAAATATACCAGAAGATATTAGTCAATGGTTTGGCTTTGTTTATCGCATTACTTCTTTATCTAATGGCAAAAAATATATCGGTAAAAAACAATTTTGGAGCAACCAGAAAAGACCACCACTAAAAGGTCAAAAACGTTCTCGTCGCGTAACAAAAGAAAGTGATTGGAAGAAATATTATGGTTCTTCAAATGAACTAAAAGAAGACCTCCAGAAATACGGTAAAGAGAATTTCAAAAGAGAAATTTTAGAACTTACAACATGTAAGTGGGAAAGTGCATATCTTGAATTAATGTGGCAGTTAAAAGAAAATGCTATTCTACGCGAAGATTACTATAACGGTATTATTAATATTCGTTTAAACGGCCCACCAAAAGATTTAGTTGAGAAATATAGGGTAAAATCAGATGAGCCGAAAATATCTGAAAGTGATTTTGTAGAATATAAAAAATGTGAAAATGACTTAATATATTTTATAGAAAATTATGTTAAAGTTGATAACCTTAACGGGTTTGATAAAATAACTCTTTATGAAAAACAAAAAGAAATTTTAAAATCTTGGGTTGAAAATAAAAGAAATGTTACATTAGCAGGTCGTCAGAGTGGATTATCAACACTACACTTATTATTTTCTTTACATAATGCCTTGTTTAAAAAAGACCATAGTAATGTTATATTAACAATGAATGAAGCTTGTGTAGATCATTTTATGGAATGTCTTTTAAAAATGTATAATTCGATACCATTTAATAATATAAAACCACAATTAGTAGAATTAACAGAGAATATAATAAAATTCTCAAATGGTAGTAACATTTTTATAGCTGCTGAAAATCTAAATTATATAAGAGGTAGAAACGTAGATAATATAATAGTTGATAATATTGATTATTTTACAGATACTATATCTGATGAGATATTAAAACACACTAATGTAATAGTTCGGTCGAGAAATACAAACAAAATAATTATCAGCGGAACAAAAAAACCAAAAGATTCTTTAATAGAAAAATTATATAATGATTTATCATTTTCTAGAACTAAAATTGTATGGACTGACATTCCTGGTCATGATGAAAAATGGAAAAATAAAATGTTAGAAATAATGTCACTAGAAGAATTCGAAAACGAACTTGAATGTAAGTGATATTAAGGGTATAATACCTTATGATATACACCTTTGAGAATATCGACCGTTTCTTATACTCTATTGAAAAGGAAATAATAGACGTTTTATTTGAATATAAATTACTTTCTAAACTAGATCGTAATGTTAAGAAAATAATTTTCTTTTATTTTGTAAAACGTTTTGGTGATAAAATCAGCAACAATAATGATCTTTTATTTTTTCATGATAATACATTTTCAGAAAATCATGAACTTTTCAATTATTATGAAAAAGAGAAGCTAATTAATTTTCTTAATAAAATTTGCACTAAACTTAAAAAAGTTACAAATAAAATATTCTTCTTAAAAAAGAAAATAGATTTACCAAATACCGCTTTTTTAAATGAATTAGAAGGTAGCGTAATGGACGAAGTATTGTTAC